GTGAATCTACGGCAGAACTTGTCTACATCTGTCCATCCGGTCATGTCTGGGAAGAAGATTTTCTTAACTGCATAAAGCACCAGATTAACCATCTCTGTAGCTCCTTGGAACAACTTCTCTAACAAAGCTACAAATCGGGCATAGAAGCTCTTACTCTCTAGACGAGGAGTGGGGGCAACTTCTTGCTCAATGGGGATGTCTTCCTCTTCAATTTCTGTGAATTGATCTGCATATTGTACAATGTCCTCCTGAGGGGTGGCTTCTACTGTAATGATTCTCCTTGAATCGCAATAAGGGCCCATCTGGGGGAATGAGATAGTGACTACCTTGTGGGGAGTTTGGAAGATGAAATCTACTGGACGTGTGGATGTAAAAATACGTCCTAAATGTCTACTGTGGAATGCATGGATGTAAGCAACTACTTTGTCACAATCAAAGAGATTTTCAAACTCTGTAGAAGCTAGGCGTCCAAGATAGGATCTATGCAAGGCACTTTGGAAATTGTCGTCCTTGTCTGTGGGGGTAATTTCTGAGATAGGGTTTCCTTCTAAATCGAAGAAGTGTCCTGAAGAGACCCCTGTACATGTACCTAGGTAGGTTTGCCACTGATTCATATCCACTTGGATAGGGTTCTCAAAATCTTCATCAGCTTGCTCGGCGGCTGTCCTTTGCAGGAAGGTTGCTTGGCGTGCCATGCATCCGTCGAGAATGATGTCAAGATATTGATTCAGAGTGATTTGTACCCAGCCTCGACCTCCGATTGCGACTTGATGCATGTTGTTATTAACATAGTCGTAACCAGGAACGGCGAAGAACTTGAGGTGCCTAAAACTGTTGTCGTAAGCACGTTCTCCTCGAAGCCAGTTGGCATACTCTGTCTCGTCATGAAATTTGACTCCAATGATTGTGAATCGTCTAGCGAGGGCTTTGACGTCACGGACAGTCTCAGATCGAACTGGGAAACTGTTTGCGGAGACTTGAACTACACGACTTGTGTAAGGTCTTCCCTTAGAAGCTAAGTCAGCTTGGTTGGTGGGGAAAGGAACGGCTGAAATCAGGTTGAAATATGCAAGGTGGTCTGCATCTGTTCTGTCCTGAAACCCGTCATCTACGTTGTGGAATTCTTGACCTATGTATCCTGAGAAGTACTGATCATTCTGGTTTTGAGACCAAGATTGCCAATACTGAATGGAGTCAAGAAACTCATCATCCTCTGGGAGGTGCTTGGGATCAGCGGCGGGTCGCATCCTTCTCTCAGCAACACGTGCAGCTAATAGCTTAGGTGTAGCTGAGACAAGGGTCGACTTACCAATTCCTCCAGCTCCCAATGTACAGATTCCGATCGGCTCTGGTCTTGAGTGAGCGGATCGTTGAAGAATCATCACGGTGGTATGCAATTTAGCCATTTCTAGCTTAAGGAAGTTGCATCTTTGTCTGTGATTCAGATCCTTCAGAATCTCTAGTGTAGAGTAGATGTTTTTGAGGGTGTCACGATAGTTTTCCAACACACGGAGGTGGCGGGGATCTAGCAGAGACCTTGGATCGTTGATAAGACGGGCGTTGTACTCTGTGATTACTAATTCGATATCATCCATTTCGCGTGCGATTTTGATGATACGATCTCTTTCAGCGTTCGGAACTATGCCAAGGTAGCTGAGAAGAGACTTCAAGTGCTCACAAAGGTTCAACAATCCGACTACTCCTCGATCAAGTTTCCAGAATGACATAAGGCCTTCTGGAGAACAAAGTTTATTCAGGAAGGGTCCCAAATTCATCTGTTCCTCTGGTCCTGTCAATAGCAGTCTCGCGAATTTATCGCCAAGGGATGTTAAGAGATGTTTTAGAATGCCTGTGACGGATAAGATGTCTACTAGGCGCTCAACAGTGCATCCTTGTGTGGCCATAAGGGCAAGTTTACCAAGAACATAGGGAAGGTTCTCGTAAGTGTTCACAAGGATGGTACCAATAAACCCGAGAGTTTCAATGAGTGGTCCATTGGTACGCATAGTCTCTTTGATAGCTGCTATGATGGATTCAAGCTTTGTTGTGAGAGTCTCAATAGTGGTATTAGCTCTCTCTGAGATTACCTTAAAGTTATCACTGGTGTCGGCAGCGGATTGCATAAAGCGCCCTGCATTGGTGAAAAACTCAAGGATTTGCTCTTCGGCGGTGTTTTCAATGTTAAATGATCCTAAAAAGCCAAAGAGTTGTGTAATTTTCTGAACATCTGAAGGATGTAGAATTTCTAAAATCTCGAGATACTGGTCTGGTGTTGGTCTTACCTGAAGCATCAGTGTAAAGAAGTTTTCAAACATCTTCGAGACTTTTATTCCCTTCGTGGAAATGCATGAGATCAACTCTTGAGAGAGAATCTTCATGATATCTGTTGTTGGATACAATTCTGCAAGTACTACTGCATAGCGTTCAAAGAAAGTCCACATGGCTTTTGTGTTGCCGGAGCGTATAGACTTCAAGAATGCTTGCATTTCATCATCAGCGAATCTCAGGTTGAGGGTTCCGCGCTGACGCATCTTTGGGAGATGTGCAATGGCTTGTTTCTTTGTCATAAGTCTATATGTCTCAGAGTAGAGATCATAATAAACTTCTTCGCCATCTTCATATATCCATTTACCCAGTCCGAGACCGGTCAGTGCATAGTCAGTTTGGGCTGACATGATGTGATCTAGGGTGACTTTCTCAGTCAAATGAGGGAGGGTCAGGGGCGTGTTAGAGGTTGTTACATTGGTTGTATTAGACATGGTTGTTAATTAGCCTTAATTCTAACATAAATGGAATAAATGTAACATATCCTACCACTCTACACAAAAATACTATGGGGGGTCCACGATAGGCAAAAATAAATCATCTGGAACTTACCGTAAGCATCCCGGGCGTACAAACAATTGGTCTAACACACTTGTCCAACTGTCTGTCCCGGTTAGCCTCGCAACGCTACTAAACTGTCGATAGATCACGATCTAAAGACGAAAGTTAGAGAAA